GCAGACCGTCTCGGACCTCACCACCGTCGAGCGGTACCAGCAGCGGATCGGAGATGCGAACGCCTGCCGTCAGGCCGTCGCCCAGGCACACCAGTCGGCGCTCGGCACGTTCGCTGTCACCGAAGCTGGAACCCCGGAGCATGCTGAAGCCGTAGGGCTCGTCCAAGACGCCCAACGGACACTCGACAAGGTGATCTCCGGGCAGATTTGCCCAGTACCAAATCCCTAGACACAAGGAGAACCATGACTGATATCGGTCCGCAAGTAGGCGGGGCTCTCGCCCTCGTCGCTCTCGCTCTCGCAGCGTCGCAGGTGTTCGGGCTCGTGAAGTACGCGCTCGCGAAGGACGCGAACGGTGTTGTCTCGAACGTCGTCTACTTCGTCGCGACGTTCGCGTTGCTGCTCCTGGCAGCGAACTCGTCGTGGACGGAGAACCTCGTCATTCCCGCCATCGGTGTGCAACTGGCAACCCTCGACATCGGTTCGCTGGTGATCGTGTCGCTCGGAGCGTACGGCGTTGGAGGGTTCCTCTTCGACCGCACGAAGGCACGCGATGACTCGCAGTCAGCAGCGCAACCGTCGCTGTTGAACGGCACGGTCAAGCGTGGCGACAACGTATGACACTGGGAGCGCCGGAGCACGAAGCTCCGGCGCTCCGAGCTAGAAGGGCGGGGCTCCAGGTGCCGCTACGGGCTGACCGGGCGCAGCCGCTGCAACGGCAGGAGGAGGCGGCGGAACAGCAGCCGGGGCCGGAGGCGGCGGAACAGCCGCAGGAGGCGCTGCAACAGGCGCTGGAGCGGCCGATGCGGCGGGCGCAGGTGCCGGAACGGGCGCAACGGGCGCAGGAGCTGCTGCGGCGGGCTGCGGCGGAACAGGCGGGGCTGCTGCTGCGGGAGCTGGTGCAGGAGCTGGTGCGGGGGCCGGAGCCGGAGCCACTCCCCCAGCCGGAGCCACCATCCCCGTCGGAGACGTCGGAGCCGCGACGCCGCTGATCGAGTTGATCCGAGTCACGTTGTTGCGCGTGATCGAATCGCGACCGACATTGTGTCCGACGACGGCGCGACACTGACGACCGATGAGGTGCATCGCCACGGTCTCCAACGGAGGGTTCTGGTCGAAGTACGCCTTGTCGAGCCCGAAGATCGCCATGTGCGTGAAGAAGATGGCGAGTGATGTCCCGTTGTCGGTGACGATCACGAAGTTGTTCGTGACGTTCTTCCCGTCGTACGGACCACCGAGCACTTTCATCCGGGCAACGATCATGTCGCGACCCGAACCAGCTTTCTTGGCCTCGGCGGCGGTGATCTCCATCGGGTACTCAGAGTCAGGGATGACTTGCCCGAGTCCCGCCTGGTCGGCGGCGGTCATCAGATCGCCGAAGTTCACGTAGGTCACGCTGGAGCCCCTTTGCTGAACGAAGGATGGAAGGGGAGCATCATCCCGTTGCTTGGTCGATCAGGTCAACCATCACGCTGAGATTGGGATTGTCGATGAACGCCCCGTAGGCAGGTAGTAGCACGTTCGTGCGATCCTTCGCGTCAATGCCACCGAGCGGTGCGATCTGGAGACGTCGGAAGAAGTTCCCGTCAGGGCCGATCTCCAGCTTCATGTACCCGACCGTGTCCACATAGCCGGGCAGTGTCAGTTCGAGCTGACCGCGCACGAACGGACGGAAGATACCGTCGCGCAGGTGCGTGAGTGTGATCAAGCAGACGCACTCGATCGGTTTGATCGGGTGCTCGACCAGGTCCCGGATCTTGCGGACATGGTCTTCCATCACGCGCAGTACGTAGCCCCACTCGTTGAGTGCGGGTTGCTCGATCCCCGACGCGTGATCGATCACGCGACGTTGGATCTCCGTGATCGAGTCGATCACCACGGAGCGGAACGGATGGTTGCCCATGTTCAGCCACTGGTAGACCAGCTCGACCGTGCGCCACTCGCGCACGATGACTCTGCACGACTCCCACTCACCGTTCTCGGGGAAGGCCGGAGGTGCGTACAGAGAGGGATCCCAGAGCATCTTGAGCCCCGGTGTGAACCGGCTCCCACCCTCAGCATCGAGGATCAGACGAGGAGCCGGGGAGGAGGCGCCAAGCCAGGATTTCCCGACACCGGGCTCGCCGTGGATGAGGATAGAAAGGCTACGCATGGAGCGCCGACTATATCACTGAGGCGTCGATCGGGTTGGGATCTTCTTCGTCTTCGTCGTAGTAATACGTGAGCGGATCCTTGTGTTCGAAGTTCATAGCGAGTACGTGCTCGGGATCAGCAAGGTCGTTGTCGAACATCGGGCAGACCATGCGGAAGTCACAGTCCCAAGAGCAGTCACGGCGGGGGCTCGGGTACACAACGACGCGGTGATCCTCGCCCGCAGCGAGTCGTGCTTCGGATGCGATGATGTCAGTGATCTCGCTCCACAGCCGCGCCCAGAACGCTCGCAGCTCGGCGTCGGAGATGTAGACCTCGTAGCGCATGTAGAACGGTGGGTTCGCGCTCTTGGTGCGCTTCACCTTGCGCAGCATGTTGTAGATCTGGAAACGAATTGTCGGTTCGTCCACGGCGACGAGCTTGCGCATGAGTGCGTACATGCGGAACTGCTCGTCAAGATCTAGCGTCTTGATCGGGTCGGCGAAGTTCTGCACGACCTTGTGGTCGACGAATCCCTCGTCACCCGTGGACTTGCGGCGCACTGGAAGATCGAGCCGCCCGAGCAGCATCACGTCAGGGTGTGGTGACGGCGCTTCGATCGTCGTCTCGGCACCGAGGATCTCCAGATCTGAATCACCACCTTCGGCTTCGAGCCACTCGAAGTACCCCTCGACAACGATCGTGGCGAAGGAGTGCTCTTTCTCGATGTCCTGGGCGACAGCAGGGTTGCGCTCTAGCTCTCGTGAGCGCAACGCACGCAGCGCATCGAACGCAGCCTCTCGTCCTTCGGCGCCGAGCTTCGTGTAGTACGCCCGTAGTGCGAGGTGAACGCGTGAACCGAGTTGTCGAGCCCCGGTCAACTCAGGTACGCGCGGTGACAGCTCACGCACGTACGTGAGCCACCACTTCCGTTTGCACCTCTTGTAGCAACGCACCTCAGAGTTCGTGACGCGTTTCATGCAGGTCTTGTTACTCCCAAACCGGTGAGGCTCGCGTCGGTCAGCACTTTCACGTCGTCGTTCACTTCGCAGTCGAGCAACAGGTACGCACCGTTGCGCCCGAGCGCCACACTCTCTACCACGCCGATCACTGCCCGGCCAAGACGTACGTCTTCGCCGACGAACGAGTTAGCGCTTGACTGGCTGAACCGCGAGTTCTTCGGAGCGGGAATGTTCACGGTGATCCTCACGGTGCCACAGCTTCCAGCTCGGCGGGTTCTTTGGTCTTGCGCGTCGTGCGCTTTTTCTTGCGGGTATCAGCACCGAGCATCTTGAGCAGGCGCTCCTTGTCCTTCACGACATCTTCGAGCCGCTCGGTCTTCCAGTCGACAGTGTCGAGCATCTCTTCTTCGATCGTGTCTTCGGTGATCAGGTCGAGCAACAGCACGCGGTCAGCCATCTGGCCGATGCGATCGACACGCCCAACGGTCTGCACGTTCTTGATGAGTGACCAGTCGCGTTGGAGGATCACCATCGTCGACGCTTTCGTGAGCGTGATCCCCTCACCGCCCGCAGCCATCGTCATCAAGCAGAGCCGCGCCTCGCCGGACTGGAACTTCTCGATGTTCTCGTCGCGTTGAGCCTGAGGGATCTTGCCGTGGATCGACACGAAGCTGATCGGCACCTTTTCCCGCGCGCAACGCACTTCCAGCAGTTCGATGAGCTGGCGAGACATCGCTGCAACGACGATCGACTCTTCCGTTGCGAGATCTTCGCGCAACACCTCCATGAAGGCGTCGAGCTTCGAGCTGGGCTCGACAAGGTGAACGTCGACTTCCGCAACTTCTTCCTCATCGATCGGATCTTCGACCCGTGGCACGACGTCGACCGACGCCGACGCGAGCTGGATCAGCCGGGCGAGTTGTGTGAGTGGATTCCACCCGACGATCTCGCCGTTCTCGACCTTGAGGATCAGCTCGTCGCGCATCTCCTCGTACGCCTTGCGCTCCGACGGACGCTGCTTGACGTAGATCGTCTCGTTGATCACCGGAGGCAGGTTCGGGAGCACCTCTTCCTTCGTACGTCGCAGCATCCGTACGTCGAGCGTCTTGCGCAGCTCGGGGTCAGTCGCCGGATGCAGCCCGATCACCTGGAGCGCTCCGAAGGGGTTGTACGTCTGAGCGCAGTAACGGTTGATGAAGAGCGTGCGCGAAGGCCACTCTTCCGGGTACATGAAATGCAGCAGCGCCCAGAGGTCATCGGGAGTGTTGGCGATTGGCGTTCCGGTCAGCGCCCACCGGTACGTTGCGTTCTTCGAGACGGCCCACAGCGCTCGGGACTGGAGCGACTTCGGGTTCTTCGCTCGGTGCGCTTCATCAGCGATCACGGTCTTCCACTCGATGCCGTTCAGCTCGCGCACATGCACGTCGCACTTCTTGGCGTCGATCCTGACATCGTCGCCTCCGCAGTCCTGACACTTGCGCATCGACATCGCACCGTAGGGAGCAATTCGGGAGTGCATCCGCAGAGCGTCCCAATGGCAGACCAACACATCAGCTTCACCATCGGCGACGGATTTGATCGCCGATCGTCGCGTCGCTGCTGTTGTGCCGACCACGGCGACGCGCAGGTGCGGAGCCCATTCGGCCAGGTGGGTTTTCCACACTCGACGCACACCACTCGGACAGACGATCAGAGCGGGAAGGCCAGCTTCACCAACTTCAGACAGAGCGACGGTTGACTGTGGAGTCTTGCCGGTGCCCATGTCGTCAGCGAGGATCCCGAAACGAACGGTGCGCAGCCACTCGGCACCGAGACGCTGGTATTCGTACAGGCGCGGATCACCATCGACGAGGCCGGGCTGGTCTCGCAGCCAGCGAGCGCGGTTCACCCAGGCGTCGAGGTCAGCGTTGCACCAAGCAGTGAGCGCTTCACCCACACTCAGGTTCTCCCCGAAGATCCCGCGCATGGCGTGACAGGCCGACCAGGTGATCGGCAGTTCCCAGCGATCGCGTTCGGCGCTCCAGCGCGCTCCCGCGACCGATTTGATCAGATCCTTGTCGCGCCAGTCGGAGACGACCAGGACCCGATTGACCGCAGGGTCGAGGTCAACGAAGGGCACGTTCCCTCCGGGCAACCGGCCAGGAGTTCTTGGGCGTCAGATCCTTGCGCAGCGCTTCGAGCTTCTCGTCAGTGCCGCACTCGGCGCAGATGAGCGTCTTGTTGTTGGTCCGACTCGGGACCGGCTGGCGGGACTGATTCCCGCCGCAGCGTGGGCATTCTCGCTCCATGTTCCCTTCCTCTCGGTTGTAGATGCTCGAATTATATCACATTGAAGCTGATCAAGGCGATCCAGACGACCACGGCGGCGAGGAACAGGACCAAGCCCCAGTTCCCTCGCATCTCGTCCAACCAGCTCTTCACTCCGGACTCAAGCTGATCTGGCCGGTCTTGGCGAGCCGGTAGAGCAGGTGTCGGAGGGCGTCTCTAGCGTGTTCGGCGCCCTTCACGTACCAGCCAAGATCCTTGAGCCGGGAGTTCGGGACCAGGTTCATCACGTCGGCGGGCTGCTGAAACGCCACTTCGACATCGAGCCGTGAGCACATCCAGCGCAGCGCTCCGGTGACCTCGATCGCTAGTGGGTGGCGGGCCGACTGCATCGTGCGCTGCGTGATCGTGAACTTCTCGATCACCACCAGGTCCGGGACCGAGCCGTCTTCGAGCGTCTTGTAGAAGAAGTTCAGGAAGGTCATCGCTGCGTACTCACCCGCACCACGGCATCCTTCGCCCGAGCCGTCGCCGAGCGCCCATGCCCAGCCCGTGGTGTCGCCGGGGTCGATCGCCCAGATGAGAGCGTTCTTCTTCACTCTGAATCCTCTTCGAGTCGCGCCTTCATCTCCAACGCAGCGAGCATCCCGACAACTGCCTCGCGCAGTGAGTGTCGCTCGATCACCTCTTGCGGCGGAACGTCACTGATGATCATCGAGATCCCGCAAGCGCACGTCACGCGCGATTTGAGCACGGGCATCTCCGATGGCGTCACCACGCCGACCATGTTCGTCGGCACCGTCGCTCGCACTTCGTGGATGACGTGCTGCTTGATGATCTTGAGCCCGATGTCAACGAGGCGGTCGATGTCGTCAGGCATCGACGTAACGCTCTCCCCAGCGGACAAGCGGGCCTTCGGCTCCAACAGTGAGTGGAACGGAGAACGAACGCAGGTCCGGCATCACGCTTGCTGCGATCGCTGTGACGTCGTCGATGTGTTCGTCCGGGACTTCCATCACCACCTCATCGTGAACGAGCAGTGCCATGAAGTCGCCGAGCCCGGCGTTGTCCATCTCGACGATCTTGCGCTTGAACACGTCGGCGGCTGTGCCTTGGATCAGGTAGTTGACGAGCGGGTAGATCTTGTCGTTGTCGAGTGCGTAGTGGATCCGCCCCGACGGTGCGCGCACGAACGCTCGCCCGGTGGTGCGCATCCGCTCTAGTGCGACACCTTCGACTTGACGCTGGAACGCTCGCACGCCGGGGAAGGTGATCTCGTACGTGTCGAGGAACGCCTTCGCATCATCCAGATGGATCCCGGCCGTAGCGGCGAAGCGTTCGAGACCGGCGCCGTACACCTTCGAGAAGTTGGCGTTCTTCGCAGTCGATCGCTGCTGCTTCGTCGGCATGGCATCACCGAGCCCGTAGCATCCCTGCGCCGTGGCGGTGTGGATGTCGATGCCTGAGAGGATCTTGCGCAGCATCTCCGCTTCCTGAGCGAAGTGAGCGAAGATCCTCATTTCGATCTGGTCAAAGTCGAAGGTCATCAGCTTGCTACCCTCCGCAGCGTAGAAGGCGTTGCGCACAATCGGTCCGCGCTTGGGGAGCTGCTGGAGCGGAGGATCTTCGATGCTCATGCGTCCGGTGCGTGCTCCGAGTTGTCGCACACCGGCGTAGAGCCGTCCGCCGTGGTTCAGCTCCAAGAAGTTGCGGAAGTAGGTGTGCGCGTACTTCGTGACTCGCCGGAAGTCGAGCACACGTCCAGCGAGTTCGTGGTCGAGGGCAACAACACCGAGCACGTCTTTGTCGACCGAGTACGCCCCCGACTGCGTGAGCGACGTGAGCGTGATGCCGTCGGCTTGCAGTCGAGCGACAACCTGCTGATCAGAACCGGGGTTCACGCCCCACTGTTGTCCGCAGTACGCACGGAGCTGTGCAATGTAGGTCTCGGACTCGTCGAGCTTGCGCTGTGCGTAGTCGAGGTCGACGAGAGACCCGTGGTGATCCATCCTGGCGAGCACGCCCGAGACCGCCATCTCCAACTCGTAGAGGTCGCGCAGTCCGAGTTCGTCGATCTGGGGTTGGAAGATCTCATGCAGGCGAGCAGTCAGCACGGTGTCGAGCGCTGCGTAGGTCCAATACTCGGGGAGATCGATCGGAACTGTCGCCCAGTTCCATCCGTTGTCTGACATCGCCTTCTTGAGCATCTCGTCGCCGTACACCGCGGCTGGATGGATCAGCCGGGCCGAGAGCGGCTTGAGCCCGTGGAGTCCGGTGCAGTCGATCAGGTGCGCAGCGATCATCGTGTCGTGACAGCGGTGCGGTTCGATGGTGATCCCGGCGTAGGTCTTGATCATCCGCTGATCGAAACGCAGGTTGTGTCCGACCACGGGGCCGTCGTAGGACGCCATCAGCTCGATGATGAGCCCGCGCCAGTCGTCAAACGGAATCGCCCATCCGGACATGGCGTCGCCGAACTGCACCATGCGGACGCGGTGTTCCCACCAGTGCAGCCCTTCGGTCTCAGTGTCGAACGCGAGGATCGGCCGTCGCTCGCCGAACCAGCGTTTCAGCTCCAGAGCGTCGTCCAACGTGCGGACGATGCGGAGCCCGATGTCATTCAGGTCGCTCATGCAGCGTTTCCGCGAACCAGCGTTCGCTCGGGTCGAGTCGGTCGAGTCGGTGCATGATGCCCGGTTCCAACAGTCCGCGCGCCGTTGACGCGACATCGCTCCATCGAGTACCGCGGAGCCCGTCGGGTTGAAACGGTGGCAGCTCGTCGAGCTTCGGCGTCTTCACTTGGTCGATCATCCGACCGACGTCGTTCTGGCGTAGGTACAACGACGTGATGTGCAAGTGCAGCGAATCGACCGGCGTACGCACCAGGTTGGCGAACGTCTGGAGCATCTGAGACCCGGAGAACAGCACGAACGGCAGTGCGGTGAGGTCGAGAGCGCGCAAGAAGAGGTGCAGGTGGACCTTCTCGTTGCGGAACATGAACTGCTCGGCCAACAGGCTCGGAACAGTCCGAGGCTCGGCGGGTTCGACCGAAAGATCATCAGCCGACCAGAACGGCAGCGCAGCGCGTCGAGTCATCCCTTCGTTGAGCATGAGCCCGTGGACCGTGTCCATGTAGTGCTCGGCCGAGATCATCAGTTCCAGTGTCGAACGCACGATCTCTGGGATGACCATCGGCCACTTCGTTCCGATGGGCAACGAGTTCATCGGGAGCTTCGGCATCGGAGTGTCGTCGTCGTAGAAGGTGATCGGTGGAGCTTCGAGCACAACGTGCGGAGCGTGCAGCTCGTAGCTCGTCTCGGAATGAACGCGGACCGGGTCTCCGGAGCGCACCAGGTCCATCAGGGGCGGAAGATCGTCGGGGGCGCTGCGTAGTTTGATGAGGTTGCCGATGACCTCCATCAGCCCACGGTCTGCATGGTCGCACGGTCGATGACTCGCCCGCCCCCTCCACACGCGCACCCGCCTTGGCGGTCGATGGTGATCAGCTCGGAGCCGTCGCCGAGCTGGAGCGTGTACGAATCCCTGCTCAGTGACTCGATGATGCCGTTGAGTTGCACGACCTCGCGCTGGGTTTGGATCCTGATCCCCTGGGTGTTCAACGTGACCTTGCAGCGGTCGTAGATCTTGTCGGCCGTGGTGACCCGTGCCTTGATCGAGCGGTATCCGGTGAATGGCATGCGTCCACGATATTCCAGGGGTGGGACAGTCTGTGGAAGAACCCCTCAGCGGGCACGGTTTGGCCCTCAGACCCCTCCTAGCATCGGGCCAGATCCCGGTCCCAGGAGGAACGATGACGATCACTCAGGCAGCGCTCGAAGAGCGAGTCGGCAACATCGAGGCAGCGATCACCTCGATCGCCCAGTCGGTCTTCGCCGCCGCTCCCACCGCACCCGAGGAGTTCGGCACGCTCCCGCCGTGGCTCAAGAAGAGGGTCGCGGGCGACACCGACGCCGACATGAAGAAGAAGTCCGGCACGAAAGACGACCCTGAGCCCGACGCGAAAGACGAGAAGTCCGGTGACTCGAAGGACGACAGCGAGCCCGATGACGACGACGACGACGACAAGCCCGAGTGGCTCAAGAAGAAGATCGCGAAAGGCTGATCATGGCGACGATCGACGAACGCATCAGCGAGATCGAGGCGGCGGTTGTAGCGATGGCGCGCGCTGAGTTCGGCAACGTCGAGCTGACGGAAGAGGAACTCGACGTGTTGGAGATGATGATCGAAGAGTTCCGTCAGACCCCGGCCCGCGACCGAGACCCCGCCATCCGCTGGGGCAGGAATGCGTATCGGAGCCGCAACCAGAAGCCCCGCCAAGTCGCTCCAGGGAAGCGCAACGGCGCTTCCCGAGGGATGAGGGCCGGTGCCGAAGAGTTCGGCGACTCACCTGGTCATCCGTTCAGAGGGAATCAGCACACTGATGGTGGCGGGGGCAGCAAGACAGACGACGGTGATGGCTTCGCCGAAGCCAAGAAGCCGGACTCGCCAGCGCAGGCCGAGTTGCGGACGCAGATCAAGGACGCCCCGATTTCCGACATCGCCACGGTGATCCGCAATGACTGGAAGAACCCGAACTACGCAGCGGTGCCGTACCTCGACGCCATGCGCGACCTCAAGTCGGTCAAGGACAACTACGGCGCCGACTCGGGTAAGGAAATCGTGTCGTACTTCATCTCCAACGCACGGAGCTGGAGCGGTGAGACTGCGGCCGTGGTGAAGGACGAACTGCGCAGGCAGGTCAAGTAGCCCGATGGACCTTGCAGCACGGATCGAGCAGATCGAGTTGTCGATCACCTCGCTCGCGCGCGCCGAGTTCGGCGACTACCCCGGCCACCCGTTCCGCGGGAATCAGCACACTGATGGTGGCGGAGAAGGTCGTACCCCGGACTCCGGGTTCAACGACATGCGCACGATCGAGCAGATGCGTCAGTCGGCGACGACAGAATACAGCCACATCAAAGACGGCGATCCCGCTCGACTCTCGACCGAAGCGATCCGAGCGCGCAACGCCGGGAACGACGTGTTGTACCGGGCGCTCAAGTCGGAGGAGCGCGAGGCGCGCAAGGGGCTGCGCAACCTCAAGGCGTACAACGTCGCTGCATCAGCGTTGGAATTCGGCGACTACCCCGGCCACCCGTTCAGAGGGAATCAGCACACTGATGGTGGCGGAAGAACCGACAAGGTCGGTGCCGAGCGCACCGGCAAGGGCGCCGACATCATCCGCTTTCCACGCGGACGCGCCGGTGGGTACAACAATGGGCTGGCACAGGGCGCCAAGACGCTTTCGACGCAAGCAGTGCGTGACCTCAAACCGGGCGACCCCATTGCTGTCTGGCTGAACGGTCAGGCTCATCCGGCCGAAGTGAACCGTCATCAGGACGACCGCGCCGGTGGGCGTCCGCGCCTCACGGTCACGTACTACCCCGAACGGCCTCCGGAACCCGCTCCGGCTGAAAGGCCAGACAATTTCAGCGGCTACGGCGTGATCAAGGGGATCGCCAACGTCGGTCAGCACGACATCTACTCGATCAACGCTCTCGCCCCGGATGTGCGGGCCAACATGCCGAGCGACGACGATCGTGATCAGGAGCGTGACCGCATTCAGCCGATCGCAGCATCGCTCGCGCTCGAAGCAGGTGAGTGGGTCGAGTTCCGTCTTGCTGATGATGACCAGTTCACGCTTACGGCGTCGGGATTCACCCCGGAGCCGTCGACCCTGACTGAGCGCATCAGCGAGATCGAGCTGGCGGTGATCAGCTTGGGGTGGATGGAGTTCGTCGGCGACTACCCCGGTCACCCGTTCCGCGGGAACCAGTGGACTGACGCAACCGGGACACCCAAGGACGCCGGAGGTCGCCCGATCACCGAAGGCATGGCGAAGGGCGTGACCGAAGCAGCGAACAAGGGGTTGCGCAAGGAAGAAGCGAACCGAGCGGCGAAGGAGTTACTCGTTCAAGCCAAGAAGGCTGAACCAGCGATGACAGCAGTGCTGATGGGGATCGCGAAGCACGCTGGCGGCGAGATGCGCGGCTTGGACAACAGGCTCAAGTTCGAGGATTCGCTCACCCGAAAGATCGGGGATAAGAGCATCGAGAACGGAATCTCGATCGACCAGGCTGCGTCCGAGATCGGAGACGCACTTCGGTACACGCTCGCAGCTCCGGCAGCCGATCTACCGATGGCAGCGATCCAATCGATTAGAGAACTGCGCTCTCAAGGTCACGAGATTCTGGACAAGAACATCGAGAACTACTTCTCTCGCGGTGACACCTACAACGGCATCAACGTCAACGGAACGACGGTGGACGGCACCCCTTTCGAGTTGCAGTTCCACACGCCTGAATCAGCCGTGCTGAAAGAACCCGGCGGGCCACTGCACCCGTTGTACGAGGTGTACCGCAAGTTGGAGACGCCGCCCACTGAGAAGGCAGTCTTGTTCGCCGAGATGTCGCGCATAAGCGATGCGATCCCGCAGCCTCCTGCAACGATCCTCACTATCGGAACGCCGTTGTTGCGCACCTACGACCCCGAGACGAACACGGAGAGCAGGATTCGACTGTTTCCCGCTCGGTCAGTTTACGCTGAACGTCATGGAGCTGTGATATAATGTCAGCAATGACGACGTACTACGGGATTGGCCCCAACGGGGGTAAGCCGAGAGCGCTCATGGTCATCGTGGACAGCGGCGCAGCCGTGTTCGTGCTGAATCGTCTCGACAAGGTCTGGGAAGACCGCCCCGATGCTGTGCGCTACGTCTTCGACGCTAGCGCTGTGTCGCCTGACGTCTTGGTCGAAGTCAGCAAGAAGACATCCGATGCACTGGCACGCGAGTTCGGTGCTCCACCGTTTCGTCCAAACCGCACGGCCTCCGGGGAGGTGGCTGAGCTGGGGGACTCGCCCGGTCACCCTTTTCGCGGGAACCAGTGGACTGACGGCGCTGGCGGTGGCGGACCGGGGACTGACGGCTCACCGTCGTTCCGCGAGGGTTCGGGAACGGGAACGAAGTCGGATCCCCTACACCTCAGTTCGGCGAAGGAAGCGCTCGCTGCGATCGGCGAGGGCAAGCATGTCTACATGCAGCCGGACAAGGTCTCGCTGCTGATCGACAAGCTGGCGGCGAACGTGCAGGAAGCCAAGACGCTCGGCAAGGAAGCCCCGAACTACAACCTCTGCAACGTGACGGTGGCGGACTCCAACCTCTTCTGCGAGGAGAGCCAAGGCATCTCGCGCATCGAGATGCCTCAGCTCGCAGGCAAGCCGTTACCAGGGTCCGAAGCAGCCGGGTTGGAGAAGGACTCCCGTGGTGATGTGAACGTCGCTCCGGTGTTCCAGGAACGGCTCCGCTCTGCTGGGATCACGATGACCGAGACGACTGTCCCGGCGACGATGCTCAAGGCGACACAGAACGAGCTGATCGGGCCCAAGGTCGCTGCGATGGTCGCCGACTACGACAGCGGGAAATACACGGCCGGTTCAGGACCGCCCATCTTCGTGTCGTCCGACAACTACGTCCTCGACGGACACCACCGGTGGGCAGCCGTGGTCGGCAAGGACTACGACGACGCTCGCGGTGGCGACATCAACATGAACGTGATCAAGGTCGACATGCCGATCGATCAGCTCCTCCCATACGCAATCAACTTCACTCGCGACATCGGCATCGAACAGAAGGGCGTCAAGTGACCAACGGAATCGTCGGCTTACTCAT